TCTGGCAATATATCCCCGAAAACCGCTGTAATGACCCAAAGCGGGCCTTGTTTGGGCCAGCCTGCACAGCCTTTAGACTAATGAGTACCAAACCTAAACAGGCCTTACGGGGGCTAGTGCAACCACGTTTACATAACGTTTTGTTATCAGGGCCTACTAGGGGCGGTGAGGTTGCAGAGCTTGCCGAGCGTATCGGCTTGCCGCTTTTACCGTGGCAGCGCTTTGTATTAGATGATATGCTAACAATAGATAAAAATAAACAATTTATTAGACGTACAAACCTAGCAATATGCGCCCGGCAAAACGGTAAAACTCATCTAGCGCGTATGCGTATATTAGCTGGCCTGTTTTTGTTTAATGAGCGTAATCACATAGTAATAAGCTCTGCTAGGTCTATGGCTCTTACTACCTTTAGAGAGGTAGCTAACGCTATTGAAGATAGCCCAGACCTAAAGAAGCAACTAAAGAAAATACTTTATACAAACGGTAACGAGGCCATTATCTTAAAAAGTGGGGCTAGGTTAGATGTTAGAGCTGCTACCCGCGATAGCTCACGCGGCGCTAGCGCTGATTTTCTATTTATAGATGAGTTACGGGAAATAGACCAAGAAGCCTACGCAGCTGCTCTACCTGTAACTCGCGCTAGGCCTAATAGTCAGACCCTAATGGCTAGTAATGCTGGAGATGCCTTTAGCACTACGCTTAATGAGCTACGCGAGCGCTGCCAGAGTAACCCGCCGCCGTCTTTAGGCTATTACGAATATAGCGCCCTGCCATTTTGCGCCCTAGATGACCGTAAAGCGTGGGCAGCTGCTAACCCGGCGCTAGGCATACTAATAACTGAAGAAACTTTGCAAGAAGCTCTAACGGTACAGACTACAGAGCAATTTAGGACAGAGAGCCTTAGCCAATGGATAGACAGCTTACAAAGCCCGTGGCCGTTTGGCTCTGTTGAAGATAGCAGCGATATAAACCTAAAGATGAGCCCCGGGCCGCTTACTGTTTTTGCCTTTGACGTTAGCCCTAGCCGCCGAGATGCCAGCCTAGTAATGGGCCAGCTGCTACCTAATGGCAAGATAGGCCTAGCAGTACTAGAAACCTACAGCTCACAGGTAGCGGTAGATGAAGTTGTAGTAGCAGCCTCTATAAAAAAATGGGCCGATATGTATTACCCGCGTTTAGTCTGCTACGACAAATACACTACTGCCAGTATTGCTCAAAGGCTACAAAATGCAGGCGTACAGACCCGGGATATATCGGGGCAGACCTTTTACACCGCCTGTAGTGATATGTATGATGCTTTAGTAAATGACAGGCTAAGGCATAGCGGGCAAGATGCGCTAATACAACAAATGGCTAACTGTGCAGCTAAACAGACCCCAGATGCTTGGCGTATTGTTAGGCGTAAGTCTGCCGGGCCTGTAGATATACCTATAGGGCTAGCTATGGTTATACATATAATGGCGCAACCTGTAGCAGAGGCTAAAGTATATGCCTAGACACGCCCAAACCTAAACTCTGTACCTATACTTGACTTTTAGGTAATAATGCCCCAATGGGATTACTGCAAACTATAGGCCTGCGTAAAAAAGACGTAGAGGCGCAATTATCGCCGCCTATTATGTCGCAAACATACGGCGCGGGCGTTTATAGTTTTGGCGGTTTATACAATACAAACGGCGTACCATTTATAGATAGAAACTTAGCTTTGCAAGTACCAGCGGTAAGTAGATGCCGTAACTTAATCTGTGGCGTTATTGCAAGTATAGATTTAGAGCTAATACAAAAAAGTACAGGCCGCAAATTAGAAAACCCTGTTTGGCTAGACCAACCAGACATAAGACAGCCACGCAGCGTAACTATTAGCTATTTAGTAGAGTCATTATTGCTATATGGGGTTGGGTATTTACGTGTTAATTCTGTTTATCAAGATGACGGCAGACCTAGCGGCTTTGAGTGGGTAGCTAATACACGTGTTACAGTAACTACAGATAAATACGGTGATGAAGTAGATTATTACTCAATAAATGGGCAGCGTGTACCAGATAGCGGCGTAGGGTCTTTAGTAACTTTTCAAAGTTTGTTACCCGGGGTATTAGAAACAGGCGGGCGCACAATACAGGCCGCGTTAGATATACAAAAAGCGGCAAGCGTTGCAGCTGCTACACCTATGGCTACAGGATTTATCAAGAATAGTGGGGCAGATTTACCAGAGGCACAAATTAGCGGCTTACTGGCAGCGTGGAAAGCCGCGCGTAACTCACGCAGTACAGCTTACTTAACTAGCACGTTAGATTATCAAACCGTGGGCTACTCACCCAAAGAAATGATGTATAACGAGGCATCACAGTATTTAGCTACAGAGATAGCCCGTTTAATGAACGTACCGGCATATTACATAAGCGCTGATATGAATAACTCTATGACTTATCAAAATATTATAGACGGGCGTAAAGAGTTTGTAGCTTACTCATTACAGCCGTTTATTAGCGCTATTGAAAACAGGCTAAGTATGGACGACGTAACCCGCCGAGGTAATCAGGTGCGTTTTGCGTTAGATACAACATTTTTACGCGCTGATACTTTAGCGCGTTTGGAAGCTATAGAAAAAATGCTAACGCTAGGTCTTATAGACGTAGAGCAGGCACAAAGTATGGAACAGCTAAGCCCTAGTGGACTAACAGAGAGGCCAAACAATGCTATTAACATTTAGCGGCAACATAGAGGCAGTAGATAACGGCGATAGGCGCACGATTAGCGGCAAAATTGCGCCTTATGGCGAGGTAGGCAACACAAGCGCGGGCCGCGTAGTCTTTGCAGAAAACTCTATAACCGTGCCAGAGCCAAGCAAGGTAAAACTACTTATGAGCCACGATAATTCTAAACCTGTAGGGCGTATGCAAAGCGTTACCAGTAATAAGACCGGACTTTATGGCAGCTTTAAGGTAAGCGCTAGCACCCGCGGTAGTGATGCAATTTTGCTAGCGCAAGAACAGCTAATGGACGGCCTTAGTGTGGGCGTAGAGGTAGAGGACTCACGCCAAGAAAAAGATTATCTGCTAGTTACGGCTGCTACCTTAAAAGAGGTATCTCTAGTAGAGAGCGCTGCATTTCCAAGCGCTGCCGTGTTAAAAATTGCTGCACAAGAAAACGCAGTAGATCCAAACCAACCGACAGAAACGACAGGAGAAACCGTGGATAAAGCCCCGGAAGAAATGGCAGCGGAAGGTACTTACCTACCAGACGGTGCGACAGTAACGCTAAAGAGCGTTAGCTATAAAGATGATGAAGCCGCGGGCGCTACTGAACCAGTAGAAGCCGCGCGCAGAATTATTAAGCCAAGTGCGCTAAACTCACAAAGAGTACGCACACCGATTACATCTATGGGCGCATACACAGAGCATAAAATCAAAGCTGCTCTAGGTAATGATGAAAGCAAGCTATATGTAACAGCTGCGGATGATAGCTGGACTACAAACCCTGCATTTAATCCAACGCAATATCTAACAGAGTTTATTAGCAACACACGTTTTCCACGCAGCGCTGTAGATGCTTGCAGCCGTGGAGTTTTGCCACCTAAGGGCAACACAATTAACGTGCCTGCACTTGTAGACTCAAACGGCGGGCTAAATGGTGTAGCACCTACCGTTACTGTTGAGGCAGAGGCTGGAGCTGTATCTAATACAGGTATGGTTACAGAATATCTAACCGGTACTGTAAATAAGTATGCCGGTATGAACACCCTTTCAGTAGAACTACTGGAGCGCACAGATAATCCGGGCTTTTTTGCTGAATTAACACAGCAAATGCAAAATGCCTATATGAACGCAACAGATCAAGCAGTTATTACTGCAATTAACGCAACAGGCTTTACTAGCACAGGCGTTGCAGCTACAGCGGCAGGCATAATTTCCTACACCGCTGAAAGTACAGCTAACGTCTACAAAAACAGCGGTTATTTTGCGCAAAACTTTGTAGGCAGCACAGGTATCTATAATCTGCTATTAGGTGCAGTAGATACCACAGGCCGCCCAATTTTCAACGCTTACCAGCCAAACGCGGCAGCACTTGCTAACGCAGCTGGTCAGGTAGCTAATAACTCTGTACGCGGTAACGTATTAGGTCTAGATCTTTATGTAGATAGATTTATGACCGCTGGAGTTGCTGATAACTCTGCGTTTAT